CCGGCCAGCCACGGGAACGTCGATGAGTCCCCTGGATTCAGTGTTAATGATTGAAGTACACTGAATGTGGTTGAGCCAGTGATCGGCCCCAAGTATTCCTTGTGCCGCACAATAATAGATTGAGACACCGAGTGCATAGCTGGAATAGTTCCAGATGCATCAACTCGGTTGACAATACTGTTGCGCGTAACTGTGTAGGCACCAGACCCTAGCCATCTACTCAATGATGCACCGAGACTGGTCCCCAGTGCACCACCCGCTTGGCCCATACCAACCATGGATCCAAGCGCACCGCCGCCTAAACCGCCTAGAGTTCGAAGGGCTCCTCCTAAACGAGTGACCTCCCCCTCTATGCGACGTGCAGAGCGTGTTTTCTTTTTCTTCCCACTTTTTCTGGGTGCAATTACTATCTTCACTGGCTTTCTGTTCTTAGTCATGATTAATACTAGTGAAAATTTCAACCCCGGCATCGTTGAATTTCACTAGATCGTCATGATCGAACTCAGCCGATTTCCACTCATTGATAACATAACGTTCTAGTTGTTGCTCAACGAGAATTTGTTCGTCAGGCAGCACACCAAATGCTGCCCAATAAGACGCCCTACTCTGGGGCGTAATGGTCGCTCGACTAACCCCATGGCTAAACTCTAGCCGTGAAGTGTTAGCAAAAACATGTCGATAGAACCGACGTCCGGCCTTAATACCATGCGCATTTCGATGGAAACACTTATAAAATGCTTCCTGAATTGGAACCCCAGAAGCACTATGCAACCCACACTCTCCAACAGCATCCAACCAACGTCGGAAAAGTCTGTCAGAGGATATGGGCACAAGGCACATGGGGTCCTTCTGAAATACGGCTGACTGATTTCGTACCATACGCCAACCCGAAGACAACTGAACAGGATGTGATTGACAAAATTCAATCTGTTCCAGTTCATACACGGGCGGTTCAACGGCCATAGCAAATCCTCGTGCTCGAAACCAGGCATCCAGACCAACATTAAACTTGGTCAGATCTCGTGTCTCGATAATCACGACACAATCATCTCCGTTATTAATTAGCTCGCAATCTATGCCTAGCTCTTTAGTATAAGCGTAGACAGCTGAACACATTAGGATGCAGTTACCCAGAGAGGTGTTTAAATCACCGGAACTGCGTGTCCCAACCATGGTGAACTCAATGTCACCATCCACAAAATGCGCTCTACCCCTGTTTACTAATTGTAAATTCAACAGGTCCCGAAGCTCTGCACGATTCGGATATAGACGCATATAAAAGGAGTGCTCATATTGCAACGCTTGAACTGACACATGCATGTCAAATTTCGTTGCATCCAACCCAATAGCAACAGGGGATGCGAACCGTTCCCACTTCTGTACTATGACAGAAGCAGCAACATCCGCATTCATACCCTTAATTACTGTATGAGGTGTAAACCCTCCAAAGGCCTGATTAATAGCCTTAAAAAAGTGGTGTTCAGCATGCTTGAGGTACTTCCCAAGCATCAAATTGTAACGAGCTGCACGCGGATTGATTATGCGTGGCGCACCAGTTAACTTCTGTTTCTCAAATTTGACAAATGATTTCAAAAATGCATCACGCCTATTAAATGACATGAGCTC